GAGAGGAAAGGAACTCTGACTCTTCCTTTTCCGTTTTCACCGACTCAAGAGAGCACTAGCCATGACTAAGGCCACAACAGGGCAGAATCGGGCGTTGCAGGTCGTTACAGACTCGAACAGGTCTGAGCAGGGAATTAGTACCGAACCTAAGCGTCTAATAGGCTCAGGAACGCCTAGAATCTCCTCTAGGCTGAACGACTTACCATCTAAGGGCTTAGAAATCATTGACTTTGCGTCGCAGATAGGCGTAGATCTAATGCCCTGGCAGAAGTTTGTGTTTGAGCACGCCTTAAAAATCAAAGCTGATGGGCGCTGGCACGCTCCTCTGGTGGTCGTAGTGGCGGCAAGACAGAATGGCAAAAGTACGATTATGGAGATGTCCATTCTGGCTCGCCTTTTCCTGTGGCAAGAATCGCTCCAGCTTGGATCAGCTCACGTTCTGACTACATCGCTAGAGACATTCCGCCACGTGGTCAGCATTATCGAGAGCAACGAATCTTTAGCTAAACAAGTCAAGAAGATTCGCTGGGCTCATGGATCCGAGGAGATTGAATTGATGTCCGGCGCTCGCTACGTGGTCAAGGCAGCTAATGCCGCAGCTCGTGGATTTGCTAAGCCGGAAACCGTGTACATGGACGAAACACGTCAGCTTAAAGACACCGAAGCCTGGTCAGCTATGCGCTATACGATGATGGCCGCTAAGAATCCGCAGCTCTGGACGTTCTCGAATGCTGGAGATCAACATTCCTTGATTCTTAATCAGTTACGCGAGCGCGGAATGGCATCGGCTGCTGGTGGAAACGATGACATCGCATATTTCGAATGGTCGGCATTCTCGGACAAGATTGAAGATGAAAAGAATTGGGTCGCCAGCAATCCGGCGCTTGGACACACAATCCACGAAGATAATATCCGCGCCGTTCTTAATGATCCGCCAGATGTCGTCCAGACGGAGGTGTTGTGTCGATGGGTCAATACAATCTCCGGCGCGATTCCTGTGAAGGAATGGGAGGAGTGTGGATCTGATGAGATTGAGCTAGATGTGGAGAAGATGACTTGGTTTGGCCTTGATCTATCGCCAGATCGTAGAGACGGGGCGTTAGTAGCTGCTCAGAAGAATCCGGACGACACTTTCAACCTCAAGCTTCTGCACACTTGGCACAATCCGATTTCGCTAGACGATAAAGCTATCGCGAACGACATCGCGCCTTATGCACGCAAGTATCCGCTTGAATATGTGGCTTTTAGCAAGAGGACAAGTTCTGCCGTAGCTGCTCGACTTATGCCAGCCGGCATTCCGGTCATTGACATTGATGGCGCACTTTATGGCCAGAGCTGCGATGAATTGCTAGGTGCGATTACGTCAAAGAGATTGATCCACGGGAAACAGGCAGAATTATCCAAGCAGATATTATCGGCCGTGAGATTACCAATGGGCGATGGCGGCTGGATTATCGGACGGCGCGCCTCAAGCGTTGCAGTCTGCGCAGCCGTTGCATCAGCTCTAGCCACACACTTTGCGACACGCCCAGAGATGGAGATAGACATTCTGGTCGGTTAGATGTATAGCCGACCTTTAGACTTCACGCATGGGTCTATTCTCTCGCACAATCACGACTGCGGCTCCGGCTGCGACCTCCGACATTGAAGCTTCTTTAGCTCCAGTAAATGTCACTAGCTCTCTCTACAATATCTACGGCGTCGCTGGCATTACTGCATCGCGCGTCGAGTTTATGTCAGTGCCAACGTGCGCAAGAGCCCGAAACATTATTTCGTCAAGCGTTGCATCGATTCCGCTTAAGGTTCGCACTCGCGCTGATGGTGCTCGTGTTGAATCTCCTCCAAAGGTAATTAACCAACCAGATCCACGTGTTCCAGGATTTGCAACCTATGCCTGGCTTGCAGAAGATTTATTGCTATACGGATACGGCTACATGCGTATCTTGGAAATCTACGCGGACACATATCGCATTCGCAGTGCAGAACGCATTGATCCAACACGCGTCACAATTAAAACTAATGCTCAAGGAACAGAGATTGATTATTACTGCGTAGATTCAATTCCAGTGCCTTACGAAGGCGTTGGAAGCCTTGCAGTCTTTTACGGCGTCGATGAGGGCATTCTCAACAGAGCTGGTCGAACAATAAAGGCCGGTGCAGAGTTAGAGCGTGCGGCGACTATGTACGCACGCGAACCAGTGCCAACGATGGTCTTGAAATCTAACGGCACTGCACTTCCAGCAGATCGCATTGCAAAGCTTCTGGAATCTTGGGGGCAATCACGTCGCAATCGTTCAACTGCATTCTTGAACGCTGATGTCGAATTGCAGACTTTAGGATTTGACCCAGAGAAGCTGCAACTCAATCAAGCTAGATCTTACGTCGCAACAGAATTAGCCAGAGTTACAGGCATTCCGGCTTACTACGTCGATGCAGAATCCGGATCTAGTATGACTTATTCAAACGCAACTTTGGCGCGTCAATCTTTGCTGGACTTCTCTTTGCGTCCGATTATGACTGCCATTGAAGAGCGTCTATCAATGACTGGAATGGCTAATGATTTCGTTCCAGCATCACAGGAAGTTAAGTTCGATTTAGATGATTACTTGCGTGGATCAGCAAAAGAGCGCGCAGACGTCTACAAGATTCTTTACGACATCGGAGCTCTTACTTCCGATGAAATCCGACTAGAAGAGGAAATGATCCGATGAAAGAAATGAAGCCAACTCCGATGAATCTTGACTTTTCAATCAAGGTCACGGCGACAGATTTTCCAAAGCGCGAAATCTCTGGCCGCATCGTCACCTGGAATGAAGAAGGCTCTACATCAGCCGGATCAACTATGTTCAAGCCTGGCTCAATTACTTTTAGCGATACTACAAAATTATTACTTGAGCATCGTCGTGAATCTCCAATCGGATTCTTGAAGAGCTACGACGAAGATGAAGAAGGTATTTATGCCACATTTTCCATCGGCAAAACAACTGCCGGATCTGATGCTTTGGAAGAGGCATTCACTGGATTACGCGACGGCTTTAGTGTCGGTGTTCTAGCTGAAAAGTATAAGAACGTCGATGGCGTTCTAGTAATTAGCGCAAGTGCGCTCAAAGAAGTCTCTCTAGTAACAGAGCCAGCTATAAGAAGTGCAAAGGTGGCGGTCGCAGCTAGTGAGCCAGAAGATTCTGAATCCGTCGTGGAAACAGAAGAACAAACTACCGAAGGAGAAAACGAAGTGGAAACAACTCCAACCGTCACAGAAGCACCAGCCGAAACGGTTGAGGCTTCCAAAGTCGTACAGGCCGAGGCAACTCGTCCGCTCTATTTCACATCACCACGTTCACCAATTACAACAGGTGGCGCATATCTTGAACACACAATCAAGGCAGGACTTGGCAACGAAGATTCTCGTCAATATGTAAAAGCAGCTGACGATTCATTCACAACAAATCCAGCGTTCTCACCAGTGTCATATGTTCGCGATGTTGCACAAAACACAAACGCAGACCGTCCAGTAATTGACGCATGCGGTGGAACACGTCCATTAAGCACATACGGAATGACAGTGTCTATTCCTAAAATCACTGCTAACTCAACTGCTGCAACAGTGGCAGAAGGCGGAGATCCAACAGCAACGACCGCGATTACCTCATCCTATGTAAACGCTACTGTAATTAAAAAAATGGGCTTCCAGCGCTACTCAGTAGAATTGCTCGATCGGTCAGATCCGAGCTTTTATGAAATCATGTTGGCAAATCTTAGAGATGCCTATGCTCAAGCAACTGATGCTTATGTAATTGCTCAGATTACTGCTGGCGGAACTCAAGCAACTGCAACTGCTGCTGATTCAGCTGGATTGATTTCATTCGTATCAACAGAAGCACCAGCTGCTTATACTGCAACAAAGCGCACTGCTAAGTCATTCGTTTCAGGTACTTCCATCTGGGCGACGCTTCTCGGCGCAACTGATACAACAGGACGTCCAATCTACAACGCTGGAAATCCTATGAACAACGCAGGATCTGCGGTTCCAACATCAATTCGCGGAAACGTTCTTGGTCTTGATTACTATGTAGATCCAAACATGGTAGCAACATCAATCGATGAATCAGCATTTATCATCGAGCCACGTTCAATCGAAATCTTCGAATCTCCAGCTTTAACATTGGCGACAAACGTGCCAACAACAGGCGAGATTGAGATTTCACTTTATCTCTC